ACATTGGATGAACTGTATTAGAGGTTCGTTCGTTGACCCACGAAAACGTGATTGTAAGTACGACAAAAGCATGTACGATTATACAAAAGGAATTTTATGCCATTCTTTCTTGGATCAATTCTCCGCCACTTGCTCACATTAGCAGCTGGTGGTCTTCTTGGTTTAGGCGTTGCAGAGGATGACGCCCACAACCTGGTTAAAGCCGTTGAGCCAGTTGTGGGTGGCGTTGTGTTATACGGCGTATCTCAGGCTTGGTCTTTATTTGATTCTAAGAAGAAACGCTAAACGTCGGTGTTCAGGCGGTAGCGTTTGTTGCGGAGTTTGCTTTCTTCCGTTGCTGCTACTGCCTTATCAGCTCCGGTGTTTTCTTCAATGTACTTAACGATAAGGGCAAACTTGCCCTGTGCTCGCACTTTATCAAGTTGCAGTTTGAATTGTTCTTTAGCTTGTTTCCGCATGGCTTCTGCAATGCTCTCATCATTGTATAGCTCGCAAGCTAAGTAAGTGAGGTTAAACGGTGATGGTGTGGGATTAAAGAGGAACCACCGCAGCCTGGAAAAGTCACCAATGATTTTGTGGTACATCACGTTTTTACGAGTTGAATTGCGCTCGTGGAAAGTTTTGTGAATGCCTTGTTGAGGCAAACCTTCTAGCCTATCGAAAAAGAAACAATAATCTTTTAGTGCCCGTTCGATTACGGCCAGCCACAGAGTACGCTCTGGAAAGTCTTGTGAGATTTCTGCCTGTTCCATGTTAAGTGTCAGTTCTCTTCGCATCTTTTACCAAAGCGATCCAGTCTTCTAAGTACATTGTTACTAGCCAAGGCTTATGATTTCTGCGGTGCATTACTGTTGGTATTCGGTCGTGACAATCTCGCAATGATTGGTCCATTGCGTTATCAACATTTAGCTTTTCTACTCGTTTACATTCGATATGGAACTGATGCAGCTCACTGCACTCTACATCAGAATCACCAGCTGCGCCGCAAAATTGTTGTGTACGCCTAGCACTAAATCCGTGTTCACGTAGCTTTGATGCCAGTTCTCGTTCTCCGGCGCTGCCTTTTTGTTTACCGTTTGTCATGCTCTTTGTATCAAGTTATGAAACTGGCTTAGTAGTATCGGGACTTTTGGTGGGTTGTCTCCAAATCGTCTGATCACATTCTTGCAAAACTGCTCGTCAGTGTAGGCGCAAATTAGTTCGGTATCTTTTCCCGCTGCCAGTGTAACTAAAAATTTGCGTCGGCGGTAATACTTTTCTGCTAACTCGTCTTTTATGCCCTCGACAATGAGTTGTTTAGAGTGAGCGTCAATCTTGCGGATACCGTCCAAGACTTTGCGGAGAGCGAGCGAATTATCAAACTCAAACTTTAGGTTGATGGGATGATACTCAACAAAAACACCATTAACTAAAAAGTCGATGGTCTTGTTATACCCGACACCAATTTGAAACGTTGTACCGTTTTGTAACTGAAAGCCTCTCACGTAACGTTCCAGGAGCATCCCACAAGCGTATTCTGATTTTGAGGCAAACTTTATCGGCGTTTCAGGAATGTGTGGCAGTCGCGGTGTAAAGTCTCTGATAGGCTCCATTGCGACTATCATGCAACGGATTGTGCTACTAGCCTACCTGTAAAACGTTTCGTCTGTGTTAGCTACAGACCACCTATCGCTGCTTTCAGCCTGAAATATTGTGTCTATTGTTTTGTATTTTCGGGCGGCTGCGTTGGGTGCGTTCCCAATAAAAAACGCATCTTTGAAACAGATACGATTGGTCGGCAAACAACAGATCCGTCCGTCATCGAGCAGTATGATATGTCCACATTTGTTCTGGTCGGGTTGGTGCAGGAAACCTGCGGTAGTATCGCAATCAGCCAGCCAATCCACCGTGCAATAATATGTGCCAGATACCACAGATTTGTTTTTAAGCAGCACATCACATTGATAGTCTTTTAGGAAATCAAAAACCGTTACGATTGGCTTAAAACTAAAGCAGTCCCAAAGTTGTAGGTCTTCAAGGTTAGTGCTCTCAACCGTTGGCTCGTCGTGTAACAACCAGTGGAGCGGAACGTGCCGAAAGTGTGCGCCTGATTCAAGCAAAACGTGAAACTGTAATGCTCGTCCTTTGTGCGATATGATTGCAAACGCATATCCTTTCTCAAATCCTGCTACCGTTTCGTCTTGAGTCAAAAACGCTGCTGGTATCAAAATTTTAAGTGGCGGGATGTTTGCGTTCATTTCTTCTTTTTCTTCTCAGCTCCTTTAATTTTGCCCTTGTTTATCGTGGCATAAAAAACAGAGTCTCCCTGCTTTTTGCCATAGAACTTTTCCATAGACTCACGGATCTTTAGACCTTTTTTTGTAAGCGGCATGTTTGCTCCTTTTTAAGCATAGTCTCAAAAAGTTTAGCATCTGATGCGACTTTAGCCGATTGGGTTTTAACTGCTGCTTGGTGTGCTGCTTGCAACTCGCGCCAAAACTGCTCCTGGAAAAGTTGTTTTACTGATTTAATCTGACTCATGACGTTCCATGTAAAATCCTTGTCCGGACAAGGTATGTACCTCGACAGCATCACAATGTAGCACTCGTTCGATTAGTAACTTTGCCATTTCGTGCGGTTCTATGTTGTAGTGCTCGTCAATCAAAGCTCGTATGTCAGGTCGTGGCTCGTAACGGAACTTGTAATCGTCGTTTTCACGGATATGCAAAACAACTTCCCATCGACCGTCAGTGACTTTGTAAAGCGAATAAAGTTTCATAATTAATACGCAAAAATATCAGTGTGTAAAACGGATTGAGGTATACGCCAGTACGGGTTGTTGATCGGTTGACCACCACGATCTTTGTCTACCCAATACTCCGGGCATTTTGCTTCTTTCCCAGTCAACCAACCAACAATTTTTAAGTCAGGGTACATACCAACTACGAGATAATACCGCCGCTCATCATAATCCCGTGGCCGTATAATCAACGGTCCATCGGACTTAATCGTGCTGCGTACTTCTATGTTCGAGCCCACGTCAGCTAGTACCCGATTTGGACTTGCAACATTGCAATATAGACCAAGAGTTTTAGCGACAAACACCTCCGCTATCGCTCCATGAATGTCGTGCGTAAATGTATCAACAGTTATGTTCCCGTTGTTATCCTTTGCGCCTCTTTCAATAGCCCTAAATCGTCTCTGTAGACCCGCTACAGCAGCATTAAAGGCTTCTCCATGGTCTAATCGTCCAATTGCGTCCATGACCGTCCTGAAGGCTTAAAAAGGAATATCGTCGTACTCTTCGTGCTTTGCTGCTGGTCCTGGCTTACCTTGACCACTGGCAACTCCCTCCGCTTCGTGGATTTGTCGGTCTAGGTTTCGAGCGTCTCGCCATTTATCGACTTGGCTCAATAGCTCACTAAGAACCGTAAGATCGTCCGGATACCAGTATTTGCTCTCTTTGTACTCACCGCTCGTCTTGTCCTTGTACGTTTTGCGAAACGTGTAGCTATAGCCTCGCTCGTTTTGCCACGCTGCTATGTCTATCCCTTTCATTCGCCATGATTGTGCTGGTTTTGCCATGTTGTCTCCTATAAAGATTGCGTTACTTATCGCAACCTAGTACACTCTAAGACATGACACAAGACAAAAACGAATCAATTATTACACCGATGCCAGAAAAATATGTGCCGATAAAGGTTGTGTGCCAACACTTTGACATATCGGAAACGACTGTTCGTAAGCTGATAAAAAAGGGCTTACCTCAATTGAGAGTAGGCATTGAATATCGGTTTAAGATTTCGGATGTAGAGCGTTGGTTGATTGAACAGAAGAAATAAAAAAACCACTCGTTAGCTTGCCGGCACGGAGTGGCTTTTTAATAAATGCTAAAGGAATTGCTCCTTCTATGAAGAACAATATCAGAAAACACCGCATCGGCATAGTAGACTTTGCGCTAGTTGACGCAGGACTATCACACCACGAAGCATTGATTTATGCATATGTAAAACGGTTTCAACGGAACAAGCGGCCATGCTTTGCAAGCATCACTCACATAGCGGCTGAATTAAGAATGTCAGCGCCGACTGTTAAACGACATATCAGGCGACTTTTACAGCTGCAAGTTTTAACAGAAACGGTACGTGGAAGAGGGCGGTTCTTGAGCACGAATGGGATCAAAATGATCCCAATCAAGAATAGGGATCAAAATGATCGGAATAGGGATCAAATTGATCTCGATAGGGATCAAAATGATCCCGGTGATTGGGATCAAAATGATCCCCTACCATTAAAAGTATTACCATTAAAAGATACCAATAAAAGTACCATGAATGATTCTAATCTTGATTTTAAGAAGCTAAACACGTTTGCAGAGCGTTCTGGACTACGTCGTAGGTTTGGAGATGCCGATTAAAAGCTCTACAATGAACGCTGTGGCACGATAACGGGCTAGGGTATATCTGAGGTAGGTCCAAGATTAGGATTGAATAGCGTTCATCCTAGAGGCTTGAAAGAAAGGTTGTGCGAAGTGGTCAGAATGTGTACATTGAAGATGCGTGATCTAGTCCATCATGTCTCCATGCCCTCTCGTCAGTAAGCAATTACCGGCGAGAGGTTTTTTTTACTCTTCAGTGTCTTCTGCAAATAATTCTTTCACGTGGTCTAACAACCAGAACAAAGCATCTCTTTGCCCTAGCTCAAATTCACCTTTCGGCTCTCCAAGCATTGTATCCACTCGTTCTACAAAAGCGTTCACGTAAATCTTGAGCTGTTGCGCTCCCGCCATATACGCAATTTGATAATCTTCAACCGCTTGTGCCCGATTACGGCGCGGGCAAAATTCAGTACCAAATTCCAAAGCGTCTTTTTCCAATTGTCCTTTAATGTCCATGACTTATGTACCATTTAATAGCCTTTGCAAGCGCATCTTTCAGCGACTCGCCATTTGATTTCGCAATTTTTACAAACTGACTAAACACCTCCAACTGCACATAAACAGTTTGTCTTTTGTAGCCAGCAGGAGGCGCGTCATAAGATTTGCGGTCAGGTATTTTCTTCATTGCTATCAACTACATATTGCGTTAGCCGTTCCAATCTGAATTTAGTTTTGAGCTTATTTTCAGAAATTTCTACGGCACCATTTTGCAACAGATATTCCCTTGCCGCTTGCCGTTTTGTCTCGTCAAGTGGCGACAGGTCATACGTTGTTGGGGTTAGCTTGCCGGGTGCGACAGCTTGCACGATTTTGGCTACATCACCCTCAAGCACTTTCTTGCCACCCACAATCTCACCTGGTGTACGACCAGTCTTTTGCAGAGGTTTTACCGATGCTACTGCGGCGTTACCGTCACAATCCTCTGGTGCTATACCGCACGCCGACATCAGCCCATAGCGCCTTGCATAGGTCAAAGCTGAACCGAAGCCGTGAGCATCTTGTTTAGACGCTGGTACGTGCAGTTTTCCACACGATAGAGATTCTCCACTCTCGTGGATAAATATGGTTTCCACCAATGCGCCATTGTTACACTCATGTACCGTTTGAATTAGCCCTATTCCGTTATCGTTTAATGCGTCTATTACTGCCTCGACACACGCCGACAAATCAGCATACTTCGATCTGAAATGTGGGTTAGTGCTAGTCTTTAGCGCTGGTCCAAAAGCTTTTTGTGCTTTTACAAAAGCTGCGTAAATTGTTTTCATTATAAACCTCCAAAATTAAATACAGCCTCGTCTATTTGTTCCAACAGATTCTCTGGGTGTACGTTGGTTTCTGCGGCAATCTGATTCCAACCGTCCTCTGGTTCGAGGACTAATCTGTCGCCGTCCTTACTGGCTTTTACCCAAAATTCTACATCGTTATGTTTCATGAGTAGACGCCAATCGCCTAACTGTAATATGTCCATTTTTGTCTCCATTTTCGTTTCAATCTCAATTTTCCAAAATATTTTTGGGATCGAGAAATTATCCATACTATGTGTATACACTATGCGTACATAATGCACACTACCGCTTTTTAGGTTTTTGAGGGGTCAGAATCACATCGTGTTCGCTGTCGACTTGCTCAGTGATATATTCTACTCCGTGCAGTAAACTGCGACTGCAACCGTAGTGCGCTGTCTCACACGTGAGCGTATGCAACGTTCTCTCACACGCTACGAGTATGAGACCGATTGTGACCGGTACCCCGACGATCATCGATGTAACCGTGAACCAGCACCATAATTTATTGACCATTTTCCACCTCTTTGTTGCTTGCAATTAGCCCCTTAGACAACATTTCCCACACTGAGAGCCGTTGTATTTGTTGCTCACGTTGTTGCCAGTATGCCGTGTTACCGTTCGGCCGTGAGGTCTTGGCTTGTGCGACCATGCCAACCACACCATCGTGATACGCACGAATACCCTCCGGTGTGCCGTAAATCACAACACCATCGGACAGCAATCCGCATCCAGATAAAAGACAACACAAAGCACCAGCGCATATAATACGCATAAATCCCTCCATTTAATGTTGTACAGCTTCCCAACTAGTCGGAATTGACTAGCCTATCGAACGCCACGCATGACGTTCTAAGGCTACTCATTTCCCCAATACCCACGGCTGATTCGCTGCGCCGCTATCGTCGTTCGGCACCACTTGAATGGTTTTTTCTTTGTAGAATGGATTCATAAACCCCGTAGCCGCTCGGTAAGGGTCAAATTGCGTTCGTTCTGTTTCTGTTACGGTGTATCCGTTACGGTAGGCACCATTCGCTGCGCCGTAATAGTTGGGTGGCGCAGGTACTCCAGGCACAATCGGGATCGCTTGCTCCGGGTAATAGCCGGGAATATCTTCGGCGTACCAGTCCTGTGCTGATACTGCGAGCGGTGTCAGTAGTGCGAGGGTAAAAATTATGGGTTTCATGGTTAAAAGCTCCAAAAGCATACAAGGATTAGGTACCACGCTGCGAAGTTAGCCAGGCCGCATAGTAGTTGTAGGAATAGCGTCATATAGTCATATCTCCGTTGTTGTTAGTTCGTTTGGTAAATGTAAAACTCCACTACCTTCTCGCCAACTTCATGCTCCGCACCATCGTATGAACTAATGAAATGCCCACGCCCATCACACCTGATCGCATCTTCGATAAAGTGATCAAGGTCTTCTATAAGAGCTTCCACAATGGAATTAGCGTTCTCACAAAGCTTCCCCTGCATTTGCTTGAAAGCTTCGATCTGATCGTCGTCTAATCCGTGTTTAGTGTGTGAACTGATAAACTCGGCATTAAATGCCCATAGGCTATCTTTAATGCGTTCTGCCGCTAATTCGTCGGCCTCCTCATCAGTAAGCACAAGATACTCGTTGCCTTCAGCTTCAAACGTGTTGTCACCATATCCAGCGATACTGATCTCGTTAGCGTCACAGTTTAGATGTTTAGCTAGTGCGTACATGCGTGGATACATTGTTTCTGTGTTCGTCGTGTTCATAGTCGTAATCCTTTGTATTAGTATGGGTTTGTCCAATTAAACGCTTGCGTGTCTGAAACTTGGCGATCTTTGTTAAGCATATCCACGAAGTTGTTAAACTCTTCTCTTTTCATAATCTGATCTCCCCTAGCATCTGGGTTACTTGCGACAATTTCACGCCACATCTCTGAGAACATAGCGATCACTTCTTTCTTTGTTAGTTTGCGTCTCATAGTCGTATCTCCAATTAATCGTTAAATTTACAACGTTTCAAAATGGGTACTTACCAGCGACATGATGATTTTATTATCAGTCGCAGCTTCAATCACTGTTGTTAGTTCTTCGTTGGTGTACGTGACGTCATCAAAATAGGTTTGCACTAATTCAAGCAACGATGGGAATTTTAATATGCTGCTTCCGTTAATATCGTAATTTTCGGTTACGCAGCTTTCGAGGTAATCGACAACTGCTTCGATGCTGGTAAATTCTTCAGTTAGTGTTTTCTTGCTCATAGTCCGTATCTCCTTAGTTGGCTAAATGTAGCAAAGTAATAAAGGTAACGATGAAGCATCCGCTGATGCCGATAACTGCTAATCTGTAGATCGTGTCGTCGTTATTCATCGTTTTGATCCTCTTCTTCTACGTACCCCTCACAATGCGCCATGTCTGCTACATCCGCTTCGCTCATGTAGCGTAGGCAGGAAAGGGCTACCGACTCCCACGAGATAATGCCTTGCTCGCAGAAATCGATTAGTGTGTTTGTCGCTTTTCGTGTTGTCATAGTCCGTGTCTCCTTACTTAGTTGTGGTTAATTGCCACGTTCCGTTACTGTCTTGCGTCCAATCAAGATGAAGGGATGCTACTAGCTCCCTAGCTCGTGAAAGCTCGTCATAGCTGTATTGGCTGTACCCATTCCGGTGTTCAACCAATACGCTGATTGCCTCGGCTATTTGTTGCGTGTTCATGTGCGTGTCTCCTTATGTGAGGGATTAACTACCCTCTATGAATCATAGTAGAGGATAAGATGTCACACAGTCAATATATGATTCATAATTATTTATAGTAAGTAAGATTAATGGGTTAGCTACGTATTTAAAGATATTCACAAATAAATGAGAATAACATTGAATAAACTCTATGAGTCATCGTCGTATCTCTCTGAGTGTAACTATCCTGCAAGTTACGAGGGTATCACTCTACTCTAGTAGACAAACTAGGCGCCTTTCAGCACTATCAGAATGTGCGGCATACAGTGAGCCAATTAGAAATTGATAAAGCGCAACTGAAACCCCGGATTTTAGAGGGCTATAGGCACAACCTGCCCATTAAACGAGGTAACCTATACCAAGCCATACGTCATCGGTTGGGGCTCTCTAGAGTCGCTATGGCCGCCTTGCTGGGCATCAAGCCTGACTCCGTTAGGTACCGTGAGAGACAGAAACAACTGTATCATCCCGCTGAGGTCGTTGTGTTATTCAGCGTATCAGGTATGACATCCGATGACTTCTTAGGATTAATGCGTGATATCGCATAGTTATAACAAATTGACCGATAACTTGTCTTATCGGGACACGCCACGCATATATAGTTTCTTAGGTAACTACCTGTTTCGATTGGAAATATTGATAGGTAATCTCTGTAATAGAGCTACGTTTCTGTTTTTAGTTTCGGATCGGAAACGCAAAGGTACCGGTACTATACATATATCCACCCTCCCAAATTTTTTACCCCTACTACCAATCAAACACGTTTATGAGTGATGAAACAAACGAATCGAATGTAGAGGTGTTGCCGCCTATTATGCAGCCTAAGCCTCATACGAGGGAGCATCAGCGTAACGAAGATTTGGCGCATCAGATTAGTGATTTGGGTAGGCTAGGGTTGTCGAAGGGCAATGCGGCTATAGCTGCGAGGGTGACGGTGTATGTTTTGGAGAAGTATTACCTAGAGGATTATTTGAGTGGTGTTACGGAGATGCAGCGTGGTTTAGCGTCTGTTGCGATTACTGAGGCTATGAATGGGAACACGCCTATTTTGTTACATTTGCTTAAGACTAAGTTGGGTTGGAGTGAGCAGCAGGTGATTGAGCATACTGGCGAGATTCGTGCTGTGGTTAGTTCCAAGCCGATGAGCAAGGAAGAATTTGTACAAAAGTATCTAACGAAAGACGACGATCTATAGTATGTAGACATAGACCAATGGTTCGTTAGTGGTGGGCGTTTTTGCTGTTTCCTGCCCCGGTACATGATTTATGGCTAAGTCGAAGATTAACAGCGTCAGACGGCCAACATTGGTCTGTTTCATTTGTAAGAAGTGCGAGCACCGTGGGATTGGTGTGACTGAGAAGCCTTATATACAGTGCTGGCAGTGCAATACGTGGAACAGTTGTAGGTACAGTCGGATTACTTATAAGGAGTACGATTGGTATTGGAATCGTGAGCATGGAGAGGAGTGGAAGAAATGACTAAGACACCAAAAGAGTTGGCAAAGGAATACGTGTTGTCTCGGCATGATGTCAATGTTGAGTACAGTGGCACATTAGAAGGGTGTAAGGACGATTTTCTTGCTGGCTATCAGGCGGCAGCGCCGCAGTGGATCAGCGTTAAGGATTGTTTGCTAGAGCTTAATGAGCATGGGTACAGCGACGATGTATTATTGCTGAGCCAAGATGGGAGAATAGAAGTGTCGAGCATACAGAAAGTTAAGCGCGTGGTGAAATGGCGTGGGATTGAGTCCGTAATTGAAACCGGAAATGGGACTAGGATTGAAGAGTTCACGCATTGGATGCCGCTACCTAAATTGCCAGAGGACAAATAATGACCACATATAATTACAATCGTTACGACCAGCAATTGCGAAAGATGAACAAGTTTTACGCTGTAACTGCGGTAATTTTAGCTGTTCTTGCCGTAGTTTTCTTGTTGTGGGGACTAATGAAGCTATTTGAGCGCTCTAAAAGCGACTGTGTAGTGGAGTTGTCCGATGGCACGGTAGTAAAGACGAAATCGTGCATATCTTGGAGTAGGACAAACGTACTGAGTTGCGACAACCACAAGAAATATTCCTTGTATGCCGTTAAATCGTGGGAGTGCAAATGAAAACACCTAAAGAGTTGGTAATGAAAACATTTGAGCAGATGGCAGAGGAATGGGCTTCAAGTCGCTGGTATGCGAACCACGATCCGACGGTTTCGGGTGAATCAAAGGTTGCCTTTCTCGCTGGTTATCAGGCCGCAAAACCGCAGTGGATCTCGGTGAAGGATAGGCTGCCGGAAGAATTTAATGATTACGTTGCATTTGGATACGGACCGACTACACCTGCTCGTCATTTTCTTGCGGAATATGAGCCAAAAACTAAGCGTTGGTATGAAAGAGATCATGATTGGGATTTAACGGACACGATTCTTTACTGGATGCCGCTACCTAAACCACCGGAGGAATAATGGGTATTGAGCATCGCATGAAAGATGAGTCAGAACAGACCCGCCGTTGTCCTTGGTGCAATCACATCAGTACCGTAAGCGTTGTGGATGGTAAGGATTTCTACTTTTACTGTCAGAATCCTACATGTAGTGTAGAGCGGATTTACGGTGATAATGCGGTGATGACAGGTGGGTATGATTCAGCAGACCGAGAGATACTTTAAGTGCCCTGAGTGTGGTGCCGTCGCAGTGGTTGATGAGGACATTGAACCAGGCGAGTTTGAGACGTGTTTAGAGTGCGATGAAGAGATAGACCCAAGGACTAACCCGGCTATTTGGGAAGAGTTTTGGGCGTACTGTCAAAAGCTAAAACATGGATGATTATCTTGCGGATAGACGCATTGATGAGACCATAGTTTGGGCTCCACAAGCTGGACCACAAGAAGCATTAGTACATTGCCCTATCACCCTTATAGGCTACGGCGGTGCCCGTGGTGGCGGTAAGACTGATGGGGTTTTGGGTAAGTTCGCTATAGTGCAGGAACAGTTTGGCGTTGATTTTAACGCTATATTCTTCCGCAAAGAGTTACCCCAGGCCGATGACTTAATCGAGCGAGCAAAGCAGATATACTTACCACTAAAAGCTCACTGGCAGGACCAAAAGAAACAGTTTACCTTTCTTAATGGTGGAAGGTTACGGTTTAGGCCATTGTCCGATGATTCTGATGCTGAAAAGTATCAAGGGCAGAATCTTAGTCATTGTGCCGTAGAGGAAGCAGGTAACTACGCTGACCCTGCACCTATCTGGAAGCTATTCGGAGCATTACGAGGTAAGGGTGGTGGGCAAGTTATTTTGACCTTTAACCCAGGCGGTATAGGTCACGGATGGCTAAAAGAGCTGTTTATTAGACCATCGCCAAAAGGCATGAAGCTCTTACGCAAAGACCTGCCTAATGGTGCTGGCTTTGATTACATTTATATTCCGTCCCGAGTACACGATAACCAAATACTGTTAGCTAAAGACCCGGAGTACATTAACCGATTGCATATGGTTGGCTCGCCAGAGCTAGTCAGAGCATGGCTAGAAGGAGACTTTGAGATCCATGAAGGTAGTTACTTTCCTGAGTTCAGTAGCAAGCATATCGTTAGTCCTTTTAACGTGCCTAAACATTGGCCTCGCTATCTTGGTTACGATTGGGGTTTTCGTAGTCCTTTTGCCGCTGTATGGGGTGCTGTTAGTTCTGGCAGGGATGATTCCGGTAACGAAGTCCCGTACCCCAAAGGAAGCATCGTTATTTATAGAGAATTGTGGGGCAAAGGAGTCGATAACGTTGAACAGGCAAATAGAATTGCTTCTCTTTCCGTCGGAGAAAATCCACTAGGCTACGCCGACCCGTCTATTTTCAAACATGATGGTGGACCAAGCATTAACGACCAACTTACCCAGGTTTTTGGAAAGTATAAGCACCCACCGTTTAGAGCGGCTGACAATGATAGGTTGTCGGGTTGGTCACAGATCAGACAAAGGTTGGTTAATAAGCCACCGTTGCTGTATATTTTTGCTACTTGTCCGTATCTCATCCAGACCCTTCCCGCTTTGGCAATCGACAAACGGAAGCCAGAGGATGCCGACAGTGCAGGCGATGACCATTGCATGGATGCTTTGCGCTATATGTGTAAGGCAAGATTGGTTGACAGCAAATGGGAACAACCTGCGGAAGTCTTCAACAAAGGTGTTATCAAGTTACAAGCGTATATTGCGCAAATGCGGCAACAAGCCAGTAGGCCAAAAATATGAGTGATGAATCAGTAATCAAGCGTTTCTCCGGTGCCTATTGGAAGAGTCAGATTAACCTCGCTTTAGAGCGCCGAAAGACGTTTATTACTGCGGCTGAAGAGTCTATCCGTGTTTATAACGCTCAAAAAGATGTTGGTATCATGCGTGATACTGAGCGTCGTTTGAACGTGTGGTGGTACTGCGTAAACACTCTGTTACCAGCTTATTACTCTTCTACACCCAAAGCTGAAGTAACACTACGCAAACGCTCAGGCGGTACCTTGCATGAGGCTTCCGCTGTTATCTTAGAGCGAAACATTCAGTACCAGATGGATATGGAGTTTAACTTTGATCAGGTTGGGTACAGTGCTGCCTTGCAATTCCTTCTTACCGGCCAAGCTGTTTTGTGGGCAAGATATGCTTTTGAGTCAGAAGTGCAAAAGCAAGAGATGGTATTGTTTCAAAACCCAGACGGTACTCTAGTTGATTCTGACAATGAAACCTATGAAGGGCCTACTGACATCCTTACCGCTGGCCCTGGTAACACTTTAATCGTTCCGATGGATGTTGAAGTAAAAGAGGATGAGCGAGCAATCCTAGAGACGGTTCAATACAATGACTACATTTGTTCTGATGCTCGTAACGAGTCAGAAGTAGAATGGCGTGGACGTAGGGCTTACCTCAATCGTGGGCAAGCAGTAGAGCTTTTCGGAGAAGATGTAGGTAATAAGCTAAAGTTTGACAGCTTCCCAGAGGCTATAAAGAAAGACTTTAATCGTGACAGAGAGAAGTACGAGGGCAAGGCAGAGGTTTACGAGATTTGGTGTTACGAGTCAGGGCAAGTTTACTGGATTCAAATGACTGGCGAGAAGTCGCTACTTATGGAGTCAGAGCCACCTATAGAGTTTGAGAAGTTCTATCCTTGTGTTGTTATCGCTCAAAGCCAAGACCCAGACTCGGTTATTCCAGTATCAGACTACTCTCACGTTAAAGACCAGATTCTCGAAATTGAGAGAATGACTACCCGTATTCATGCGGTTACTCAGGCTATCAGAACAAACGCAACTTACGATTCCGCTATCGGTAGCCAGATTGAACAGTTAATGATTGGTGACTTAAAGATGGTGCCGACGATTAACTGGCCGTCTTATAAGGCTCGTGGTGGATTGCAAAACAGCATTGAGTTCATGCCTATTGCACCGTTTGTAGAGGCGCTTGGAACATTACAGGCCGCTCGTCAAACAGCTTTGTCACAGCTTTATGAAACACTTAAAGTATCCGATCTACTACGTGGCACCAGTGCCGAGTACAAAACTGCAACTGCAAACAGACTCGAAAACGCTTGGTCCTCGCTCGGTCTTATCGTTCGTCAGAACATGTTTACTAAGTTCATTTCTGACGGTATCGGAAATCTTGGTGTCATCGTTACTACGATGTTTGAAAAGAACAAGATAATGAATGTAGCTGATGCGCCACAGGTATTACTACCGTTGGTACCAGCAACACCGCCACCGCCTCCGCTAGACCCAAATCTCCCGCCAGAAATGCAGCCTTTGCCACCACCACCGATTGATCCAAACATGATGGTAATGGCGATGGAAGAACAGATCATGGCACTGTATCGTGATGACGATCAGTTTAACTACCGCATCCAGATTGCGTCTGACAGCATGGTAGCTATTGACCAAGCACAAGACCAAGCAGAAGGTGCACAGCTTATGTCTACGTGCGGCGAGTTTTTCAATCAAATGAAAGCTCTGATTGAGCAGTACCCACCTCTACTCGAGTTTTCTATTCAGTTGTTCCAGAACGTCATTAAACGATTTAAGGGAGGCAAGGAGCTTGATGGCATCTTTACGAAAGCTCTTAAACAGGTTGGTGAAATATCAGCGGCTAGAGAAGAGGCAGCTAAGCAACCGCCTCCACCGGACCCTAAGACGATTGAGATACAAGGCAGAATGCAAATTGCGCAAATTGAAGCACAAGCTAGGCTGCAAGCTGCGCAAATGGAAATGACTGATGCCCATGACAAGAACATGATCAGTTATCAAGAATCTCAGTTAAAGATGCAACGTGATCAGGTTGAGTCTCAATTGAAGATTCAAGCGCAGCAATTCAATGAGTATGTGAAGCAGCAAGAACTTGGTTTGGGTCAACAAGAATTGCAAATCAAATCGAATGCCGTTCAAGTTGATATGCTTAAAGTACAAGCCATGTCGCAATCGGATGCAAACAAGCAAGCGATTCAGCAAGAAACCAATCGCATGTCTCAGATACTTGAGATTCAAAAACTTGAGTTAGAGAATATGCGAGTGCGTTTAGCTGAATCTGAGAAGTTAATGGAAGAACGTAGACTTCAAAACGAACAGCAGCTTGAGCGAGTCCGAATGACAATGCAGACGTTTCAAAATCCGATGAAACAGGAATCGCAGCCAGTTGTTATCAATAACATCATTCCAAAACCAAGCAAGCGAGTTGGTAAAGTGACTATGGATGAGTTAGGTAATCCTTCGATTGAATTGAACAACATTGATGATGAAGGATAGTCGTGGCGAATAATGTTGATGTATCTAACAGTCCTACCAGTATCAATCCTGACATTCCTGTTCGTACCATTGATAAAGGTGGCGAACAGATTCAGGTAGTAGCAATAGACTACGGTGGCGCTGGAGCAGAGGATCTAACTGTTCCAGACTTTGCTACGGAGACAACTCTACAAAGCATTAACAATGCAGTAGTAGGCGGGTTGTATTTCAACATTACAGCAAACTCCGACATTTTAGGCGTAGGAGTTACAGGCAGACGCAATAATGAAATTGAAATTAGTTTTTACAGTGCGTTTGATACAAATGTAATTACTAACACCGCAAGTTTTGGTGGTTCAGCGACAATCACAGGAGGCCATGCTCGTTACCAAAGTGGTACTAACACTAATGGTGGGGTAACAGGATTAAGTGTTTTAAAATGCAACTACCGGCCAGCGCACGAAGAATACACAATGTTCTCTGCTGCTTTTACGACTGGCATTGCAAACAGTTATCAACGCCTTGGATTGTATGACAGTGATAACGGTACATTTATTGGCTATGAAGGAACTCTATTCGGCTTGACCCTTCGCAATGGTGGAGTGGACACACGAATCAATCGTTCAAGTTGGAATGGCGATCCACTTGACGGATCTGCGGGTTCTTTGTTTACAAGAAATGGAATTCCTGAAGCCATAAATTTTGAGTATTCAAATCTTTATCGCATTCGATTTGCTTGGCTAGGTTCAGGATCGTTTGTATACGAAGTTTTTAGTCCTGATGCTAAATGGATTGTTTATCACACAATTCGCATACCCAATAGCCAACTAGACCCCAGTATTGAAAATCCATCTTTGCCAATGCAATTAGAGGTAAAGAAAAACTCGGCTGGAGCAGCAAACATTTCGATTTATACGGGATGTTGGGCCGCTGGCACTACTTCCGATTACAATCCGTTAAACGAAGCTCTCACAGATTATAGCTTAGCTAATTTAACTCGTGCTGTTCTTGCGGGTCGGTCAAGTACTGGCGGTGGCACTTACTACAACGTAAAGGTAAATCCATCTGGATCACTTATTACATCTATTGGAGATATTGCCGATATTGTTGGTCAAAACACGATGGCTAACAGTTTGCCTGTCGCCATTGCATCTGATCAAACTGGTGTGCCTGTTACAGATAATGGTGGATCACTTACAGATGACGGCACTGTAGCTGCAACTCAAAGTGGCACTTGGAACATTAACAATATTAGCGGAACCATTAGTTTACCTACGGGTGCCGCAACAGAAACTACGCTTTCAACCTTAAACGGTAAAATTACGGCGTGTAACACTGGTGCAGTTACTATCTCTACTGCGTTACCGGCCGGAACAAATAATATAGGTGATGTGGATGTTCTTACGTTGCCAGATGTTGCGCTAAAGAATTATTCAACAAGTGCTGTAACAAGTGTAGTTTCAGCGGCAACAAGCACAAGTATTCTTGCGAGTAACGCAAATCGCCGCATGGCAATCATGGTGAATGACACCGACAAAAACACTTATGTAAAACTTGGGGCTACTGCTAGTACAACCAGTTTTTCGTATAAACTGTCGCCCGGTCAGATATTGGAACTTCCTATTCCAATTTATACAGGGGCTATTGATGCTATATGGGACTCAAGCCCAACGGGTAGTATGCGGGTTACGGAGATCACATAATGCCGGTTTATGGATCAGATGTACCTGTAGGTGCTGGCATGATTTGGTATACCAATACCGCTCCCGCTGGCTGGTTAATTGCTGATGGTAGTAGCTTAAACCGAGCTGACTATCCAAAACTGTTTGCTGTTATTAACACTACTTACGGATCGGCAAGCGGCACAACCTTTAACATTCCTGACCTTAGACAGCGGTTTCCGATGGGTAAAGCTGCTTCTGGGACAGGCAACACTCTTGCTGGAACAGGCGGTAGTATAGACCATACCCACAGCGTTCCTGCGCATTATCACGGGATGGGAACTGGTGCTGATTTAGCAGTTAGCAATTCTCCTAGTGGTTATAGTGCTTGGGGTGGTCAAATTACAACTACAGCTCCAAAAGGAGATACTTCTGCTGGATCTTATACAGCGCCAAGTATTTCAGGTCGTATTGGTCTTGTAACGGGTGGCGTTAATGGTAACGCTGCAATGACTTCTGGTAGTCAAAACTCTCCTTACTTGGTTGTTAATTACATCATAAAAGCCACATGAGCCTGTTACTGCTACTTAACCCAAAGCAGTACGGCGGTGAGGTTGTAACACCAGATACAAGTGATATTCTGGATGTTTACCGAAAGCGCCGTAAAAAGCGCGAGGATGAACTACTCGAAGAAGAAATCGCCGCTCAATTACTCAAGGCACGTCAGGCCGATGTCGTAATACCGGCCACGGTGGACGTTATAAAGCTAGGTGCAATTCTTCGTGAAAAGTTGTATGAAAACATAAAGCCAGACGAGGTACAGGGTTTAGAGCGCACCAAGCGCATTAAGCTGCTGTTGTTAGCCCTGGTGATGGATGACTAATGAGCAAATACAAACTGTTTCAATACTGTCCTATACAGCAAAAAGTTGTTCCGATTGATGAAATTCAAAAAGAACGCTTTTGTCGGGATCTCTTCATTCAAGATGAGATGCCACCGACACGAAATCCGCTTAATCCAAAAGAAATATACACCAGCAAATCAAAGCTCCGATCCGCTTATCGTGCGGCTGGCGCTATAGAAGTCGGCGATGCTTACGACCGTGGATATGTTCCTGAGAAGGAAACGCAACGGTCTGAAAAGCAATTAGTCGATAAAATGATGCGTAACTTACGGGAAAGATATGGCCGATAACACACAAGATATTGAAGCTACAGAAGTACAATCAGACCGATCCGCCCAAGAGCGTCTGAGTATTCGTGATGCCTTGCAACAGCAGTTTGATCAACCAAAACAAGCCGAGAACGAAATTGAGGCCGAAACAGAAGCACAAGAGGAAAATCAAAATGTTAGTGACAGCGTTCCAAATACAGCTGAGACAGAGGTAAAGCCTGGTCTGCTCCCACCAGCAGATATGCGTAAAGAGGAAAAGGAAGCATTCCTCAATCCAACGGCTGAAAATGCCCATATTTTGCAATCCTATTTGAATCGGCGAGCGTATGAAACTCGGTCAGACTACAGCCGTAAAATGGCCGAAGTTGAGGAGTTACGCAAAAACACATCATCAGTATACGACACCATTAAGCAATATGAAGAAGATTATGCAAAACAAGGTATTAGCCTTGGAGACATAGCTAAGCGGTCAATTGCTTGGGATCGTGCTATGCAAAATAACCCTGTAGAGACTGCCCGTGAATGGCTTGAGTCTTATGGGTTGTCTTTAGAGGAACTTAATAACTTTCAATCACAGACCCCTCAAGCTCCCCAAAACTACCTCACACGGGCAGATGCTGAACAGATTGCAGAGCAACGGATGCAAGCGTTGATGCAACAGCAAGAGCAAAAAGCCGTTGAGTATTATAATCAGAAGGTCGTAGAATCCTTCATGAATAGTAAACCCGTATTTCGGGATCCAGAAACAGCTGCTCAAATTGAGGCTGATATGGCTCCGGTAGTACAGGCATTAACGGGAACTGGACGCTACAGCTCTCCAGAAGAAATCCTTGATACTGCCTATAACTACGTCATTAACGGGAATGCGGCTTATTCCAGTCTAGTTTCTAAGATGACTGCTAAGCCCATAATTCAAGAACAAAAGGCAGCGGTCCAAAAGGCCAAGGCTGCGTCAAAGTCAATATCTGGCTCCGCTGGTTCAGGGACTCCCAGGGTACAAACAAAAGACATACGGGATAATCTGCGTCGGCGTCTCTCAGGTGGAGACTAGGCCATAGAGGTTATCCCGAAATTTATAAGGGATAACTAAAATGGCAAATCTTGAGGAAGCAATCGTAGCGACCTTGTTCGATCAGTCCGATTCAATAGCAGATGAGATTCTTCATCATAATCCGCTTTTGGCTTCGCTTGATGAGCAGGGTCTAATTCGTAAATTCTCCGGTGGATATGAGCTTCGTAAGCCAGTCATGTACAATGATTCGGCTGTCGGTGGTTTCTATTCCGGATTCTCATCTTTCAACCTTGATTCAATCGATGATGCAACTGCATTCCGATTCGCTATCAAGCAGGTATATGAGCCTGTAGCAATCTCAGGGCGTGATCGTCGTGCTAACCGTGACGAAGCTATGCTGCTTGACCTTGCTGAAATGAAGATGAAGGCTGCAATCGCTCGACTTAAGAATACCGTTTCTACCTCGCTCCGTGGCGATGGAACAGGAAGCGGAGGACTTGAGTTTGACGGTATCAAGAAGGCAGTTTCGACTTCACCTTCATCTGGTACTTATGGAACGATTGACCGCACTTCAAACACTTTTGCACGCAACCTTGCAGTAAACGTAACGTTGACTGCTGCAAACGTACAGGAGCAAATCACCGATGCAATCAGCCAGATTACTCGTGGTGATGAGCAGCCTGACCTTGGACTTATGGATCGTACTGCTTGGAAGTACCTTCATAGTTCTTTGACTGCAATTCAGCGCATTCAGCTTCCTGTAAAGAAAGCTGTAGCTGGATTCAGAGTGCTTCAGTATGACGGATGTGATTTTGTATTCGATGGTGGATACGGATCCTCTGTACTTGAGACAAACAGCTGCCGACTTCTCAACACCAAATATTGGTCGTTTGATGTAGTTCGTGGCGCAGATTTCAAGCCGCTTGCTCCAGAGATGGCACGTCCTGTTGACCAGGATGCGTTCTTCACTGTGATCATTGTAGAGGGTAACCTCTGCTGTGCGGCTCCTGCGCTTCAGGCTGTTATTTACGCTTAATTGTAGGAGGAACATAATATGTCAGGTTCAGGATCATTTGGAGTTAATTACAAGAAAGTATGGGATGGTGTTTCATCCCCTCTTCCTGCCAAGCTCAAAGACGTAGGCCATTCAACAGAAGGGTCTTTTGTATTTGTTCAAGCAAGTGGCGCCATTGCTCAGTATGACTTTGTGCATATTGATACCGAAGGCCAAGCTGCTAAATGCACAACGACTCTTGCTGCTCAAACCAGCCAGGTTGGTGCTGCTCAGGTAGCTGCTGCTGACAACGAGTACCTTTGGGTATGGATTGGTGGAGAGCAGGGTGGTGGAACGGGTAAGGGAATTAAAGGCAGCATCCTCACTGGATATGTTGCTAAAAACACCCTTTACACAACTGCCACTGCTGGCTCTGCTGATGACACTGCTACGACTAAGTTGATTGGAGTAGTAGGTCTCACAGCTACCACAGCGACTCAGGCTGTAGAGCTTGCTTCCACGTCAATCATCACAACCTAGTTGTGTAGTAGAGGGAGGCTTGTACAGCTCCCTCGCTTCTAAGGAGATTATATGTCACTTCTTACAGATTTGATTGGTTTGGGACTTCCTCCAGAGCAAGCAAATGTGTTGTCAACTTTTAGCATTACATCGGCTCCTGCACTCTCATCGAGTGGAAGTCTCACTGCTACTGGCACGACAATTACAGATGCTCTTGCTCTTACATCGTTTATCAACCTTGTAGGTACTGCTGCTGCATCGACAGGAGTTAAACTTCCTGACGTTCAGATTGGTGGAATCGTGGTTGTACAAAACAATGGCGCAAATGCTCTGAACGTATTCCCGCATTCATCACTAGGAACACTTAACGGTGGTACTGCTGGTGCTGCGGTAACGTGTGCTGCTGCGGCTGGTAACATTTGTATTAAACGCTCGTCAACAGATTGGCTTGTATACGTTGTTGCTAAGGAAGCATAACAAATGGGGAGGCTTGTTTAGCTCCCCAAATTTTATTGGTGATTTATGCCAGATTTTACACCCTCTAATCCTAGTGCATTATTTTCTGCTCGAAGCGTTGCCGCTGTAACTGCTTCTGATTCTACCGATCTAACTGGCTGTAGAGCTTTGTGGGTTGGTGGGACTGGAAACTTAGTTGTCAAAGGAGTGGACAATGCTTCAGCTGTTACAATCGTTATCCCTGCGGCTGGTGTGCTTATTCCGATTTTTGCTAGCCGTGTTATGGCAGCTACTACCGCAACGTCTATTGTGGCGTTTTACTAGTATGTTTATTGGAATCAATGGCATATCAATTTGTCGTCCTGGCAAGCAGGGTGCGTCATTTGATCCAAGTTCTTTAAGTCCTTTGGTGTGGCTTGAGGGAGATAAAAACGTAACTAACGACGGTAGTGGCAACTGTTCCGCTTGGGGAGATTTGTCTGGCAATTCACGCAATGCCGCTCAAGCTACTCTTGCTGATAGACCTTTGATTGTTTCAGCTGGTCAAAACGGTCTTAATATTCTTAGGTTTGATGGTAGCACTGATTTCTTACAAATACCGCTATTTACTGGACCATTTGCTTATCCCGTTACGTGGTATGTAGCATTGAAGGTGCCTACGTTGTCGGTGGATTACGGGCCAATCATTGATACTTATCAGGGACTAGGTGGCAATGCTGGCTATACGTTTTACATTAAAAACACATACAAAAGTGCGGTGTATGCTAAGACTGGTGCGCCACAGGTATCGTATGATGGGACTGGCGCTACAACGTATGTTGCTAATAACAAGTACACGCTAGCTTGGGTAGTTGGAAACAGCGCCACAAATCCAACCACGTCGTATACAAACAATGTTCAAGATGGGCAGATAGCTGGTTCGTATACTTTGGATACGAATACGCTTGCCCAACCACTTTTGATCGGTAAAGGCTTTGGTACTACTCGGCGCATGGCAATGGATCTATATCATGTTTCTTGTTTTGCTGGCGCACATGATGCCACAACAAGAGGCAAGATGCAGACATGGATACAAGGCAAATGGGGCATCTAAATGCGTAGATCCCAATATTTAATTTCTAGTGTATACATAATGGCATAGGCAATCTTTTATTAGGAGAATTATGCCGCAGATAGACTGGAATACGATTATGAACGGGCAGTCACAGCAGAAAAAGCGTTTTGCTGGTGCTAACGTAAAGTTTTTTAATGCTTATAACGAGAACAAAGAAAAGTCATTGAAAGAGGGACGACCTATCTTCGATGAAATTCCCTCAATTTCTATTCAATGGCCGGGTGGGGACGAAACTGTGCGTCGCATAGAACCACAAGATATCCACGAATATCCAGAGCTATACAAAGCATTTTCCATTGGCAACGAACCAATTGAAAGCGGGACACCACTTGTAGAGTGGCCACCTATTAGTGGTTCTGCGGTGCGAGAACTTCAGTACATTGGATTCAAGACAGTCGAGCAGTTGGCAGAGGCAAATGATAGCCTTCGGTCTAAACTTGGCCCACTGTTCCGGTTTGTAAAGATGGCGAAAGATTGGTTGGATGCTGCAAACTCGTCACAAAATGACGTTGTTGGGCTGCGGCAATTACTTGAGCGAGAGCAGAAGCGTACTGCAAAACTTGAGCACCAACTGGAACTACTCATGCAGAGAGTTGAGGCCAATGAAGGCACTGATTTGCGTAATGTAAGAAAGGAGGTGATCCAAGAATCTGACGATGTCGAAAGCCCTTTCGACACCGGGGAAGTTACTGGGGAACCGAAACGAAGAGGCAGACCGAGAAAAGGATAGATTATGGCATCACTTGATGAATACAAAAAGTTGTTAGAAGAAGAAGTTGCTCGCAGAAATGCAGTGCAGAAAAGCGAGCTACTAAACAATCTGATTAAGTATTATCAACAAGATGCCGAAGGCCGAGCCTTTTTCAGGACTCAAACGCCTCTTAACAAATATCAGATGGCGGGGCAGGAGGTGTTGCAGCAAATGTTCACTCCTTACGGTGTAAGTGACGTGGCGAAATACATTGAGATTGCCAAGGAATTCAATCAACAAGAAGCAGAAAAGAAACTAGAAGAGGAGCTACGGCCATCTCTTTTACAATCCTTACTGCAAAATTTAATTGGTGAATAAATGTCCTTAGCAACAATTGTTCAAAACGTAGCAGACGAGTGCGGCTATACAGTCGAGTCAAACGTAGCTACTTCTTCTGAAACTACTACAAAACAATTGTTGGCAATCACTCAGCGTATTAACCGTGACATCTTCGAGGCATACCCCTGGCCTAAATGTTATGCGTCTGGAAGTATTACGTTGGTCGGAGGGCAAGCAAACTATGCGTTGCCCTCCGCTTTTTCTTGGTATCAATACGAAACGTTTTGGAATAGCTCTACACGTTTTCGCATTCTTGGCCCAATGAGTGAGCAGGAATATGGCGAGATTAGAGGATTCGGGCTTAACACCACGGTCTATCAAAGAATGCAAATCCGTGGCATTTCAAATACTGAACTACTTATTAGTCCGACTCCTGGAGCTAATAACAATGGTAACATTATTGTATTTGAGTATATCGCTGATAGAAGCGTTAAGCCAAAAACTTGGACTACCAACACACTTTTCACAACCAATTCCTATTGTTTCTACAACGGCAACTATTACTTTACGACCGCTGGAGGAACCACAGGAGCTACCCCACCGACTCATACAAGCGGATCAGTTTCAGATGGCGGTGTAACTTGGGACTACTATAACGGTGCTTACAGCACGTTTTTAGCAGATACGGATGTAAGCGTATTTAACGAGAAGTTAGTTGAGCAAGGAGTGCTTGAGCGCTTTGCTGAGATACATGGACTGACTACCATTCAACAGAAATTTCCGACGCAATTACATGAAGAGTATAGCCGAGATAACCCTGGCAAAATTATATATGCTGGTGGTCATACTCGTGCTGAACTTTTTGCTAGAAGTGGAACCGCTGTATTTGGAACGTGGATATAATGGCTATTGCAGGACCAACAACATTTAAGAGCGATCCAGAGCTGACTTATAAAGACCCGAATGCGTACATTGCCTACCTACGCACACAAGGACTGCCACCACAACAGGTAGTTCAAATGGTAACACAACGATTTGGTCCGCCAAAAACTCCACAAGAGCAAGCAAAGGATAGGGCTTCTCAAGCTCAGACGGCTGGCCTTGCTCAAACTGGTGGAGCATTAGCAGGAACAATTGGCGCTGCATATCTTACAAATCAACTTCTAGGTAGTGGCACAAGTGCCATTGCGCCACAACTTGCAACCCCAGCTGCAACTCCAGTCGCCACGCCAGTTGCAAGTCCACAAATTGTTGGAGCAACTAAAGTTGGAGGCGAAACAGCAGCTAGTTCTGTTAGTTCTGTAGCATTGCCGGTTGTGGCAACAGCTCTACAATTAAACAATATCTGGGAAGGTGGAATGAAGGATATTGTTCGAGGTCGAGCAAATCGTTCTGATTATACAAATCAAGCTATAAATATGTTTCCGTATACAGCACCCTATAATATAGGACTGCGATTACTTGGGAAACGATCCATTGGTCAAATGATGACCACTGGCAAATCAGATGCGCAACTGATGCGTGATGATTTCCGTGGAGTCCTTAAAGACACTGGAGTTGCTGATAAAACGTATCATGTAAACTTAGCAGATGGGTCAAAGTTTAACATTGGACTTGATGGCAAAACTCGCTACAAAAATGTAGGCGAAAATATTGACGGCAAAACCACTCGTCAGGCATGGGACGTTGATTTTAGTAATCCACTTGCAAAGTTTGCTACAAGTCAAATTGACCCCATGATCCGTAACATTTACGCAGAAGCGCCAAAAAGTGTTAAGCCCGAGCAGTACACGGGAATGCTTGTAAACGCTGCCACGTCAAATGCTAAATCAGAGCAAGATGTATTAAACAACATCCAAGCCATGCTTGGTAAATCAACTTTTGCTAAGCAAGCTGGTGTTGGCGTAGAAGGGCCAATAGCGCCAGTACAACGGCCACCAAAGGGTCAAGTAGCACGAGTCTCCCCTGGTATGTACATGAACGATAAAGGCCATGTAG